CTGACGAAATACGACTTGGCGCGGCTGTAGGTGCGCTGGCGGTTTTCGATCAGCGTCATGGGGTCGCCCTCGCCGCCTATGTCCCACGGGAAGGCGCTGACCTCGTCGGTGATGACGTAGGGGATGTGGTCGCTCCTCAGCGAATCGGCGCTGTTGGCACCGCTGCGGATGATGCGTGCGTGCGCGCCGTATTCCACCACGTCGGCGCGGTTGGATTTGTCGCGGCGGCTCGTTGACACCAGCCCCGCCAGCGCTTCGGTTTCCGCCAGCATCTTGTTCATGCGCGGGTTCAGGCTGCGGTCACGCAGCTCCAAGGTCGGCATGACCACCAGCAGGTCTTTGTTGCGCAGATGGTGCATGACGTAGCCTATCCAGTTCATCATGACTTCGCTGCCGCCCACACCGGACGATTTTTTGAACACCACGGCGCGTACCGGGCTGTGTTCCGAGAGCGCATCCATGATTTCGCGCAGGTAAGGCGTCAATGCCGTGTTCCAGCGTCCGGGCGCGTTGGTACCGCTCCTCAGCCAGCGATGGCGGTCGGCCCATTGGCTGACCGTGAGCAAATCGCGCGGGCGCACGCCGCGCTGGAAGTGTTCACCGACTGTGACCAATGGCTGGATGTTGCTGGCAATCCGGCTACCCAATTCCGTCAATGTAGTGTGCGCCGCGTCCGACAACAGGTAATGCACGCGGGTTTCATCCAGCACACCTTCTATGGCTTGCAGGAAAAGTGGCGGCCACGAAGCAAACGCCGATGCCAGCGCGCGGCGCAACGCCGCCCCTGACGCCATCAGGTCGCGGTAGCTGACAGTGTCCGCCAACAGCGCGTCATACTCGCGCTGCGCGGCCAGCGCCCGCAGGCGCTCGCGTTCGGTTTGCAGGTCTGACAGGGTGGTCATGGCAGAAAATCGCGCGGCATAATGTGTTCTGGCCTATTTTTTATCGGGAACACCATGTCGCTTATCCAGAGTACTTATATGCGCAACCTCGCCCAGGTCGAGCAGCGGCTTTGGGAAAAGTGGGACGCGGTTGATATCGACATCACCGAGTGGTGCCCGCTCCCTGTCTTCGAGACTCTCATAGAGCACAAAACGCTGGTAACTGGTGTTGCCATGGGGCATGCGCACGGGCAGTCGGTTCATCATGCATCCGTAGGGACTTGGTGCGACCTTGTCCGCGACGCGATCACGGAATGCCACGCGTTGCATTACCCTCAGTCTGCCCTGATAGCGCAGGGGGTGCAAAGCATCGCCCATGCGGTACAAGAAGTTCGCCAAGCGTTGCAGGACGCGCCCGACGGCACTGGCATCCTGTTTCTCTGCCCAAGTCGAAAGGTGTACAAAGCCGTTCTGATCGCGTTGAGCATAAATGACCAGCTCGCGGAACGCTATACGAATCAGGGGCGGATTGTCGAAGGAAAATTTGTCTCGCGGGGACTGAATCATAAGGACGCCTCCTGAAGTACGTGCGCTGCTTGCAGCGCGGTTTGGAAGGTGAAATAGCCGTCGGTGAGCCAGTCGGCCAGACGTTGGCCGGGCGTGGGAATCAGGTCGGCGGCGATGAGCATCTTGCGGCCTTTGCGCACATTGCTGCCGGGATATGCCCACATCGTGTACGCGCGGGCGGGTCGCCAGCCGGGCAGCCGCCCCATCAGACTGATGAAGGTGCATTCGCCCAACGGCCAATTTCTGCCGTTACTAAACCCCTGCCGCGCCCACCAGCGCATATAGGCTTGATGCAGATGCCGCCCGTTGCAGGGGACGTAGGGCAGCGGGGGCTGGCCGTCGGCCAGTACTGCCTTGCCCGCCTGCCATTGCTCAATGAATTGTTCGTGCGGGCGTTTGGGCGGTTTGGGTGGCGGTGGTGGGTCTTGGGGTTCAGGCAGGTTTAATTCCGCCAGCATGTCGATGCCGGTGTGGGCTTTGGCCTGGGCGTTGGCGCGGCGCAGCGCCGCAGGCGTCGTCAGCCCCGCCGCGCGCCCGGCGCGCAGCATGCCGCGAAAGACACGGTCGGCGGCGGTCAGGGCGTCTGCCGCGTGCGCCGGGTTGGGGGTGATGAACTGCGGCGCGGGGTGTCCGGCGTGACCGAAGGTGGCACCGGGCAGGGTATACGTGCCGGTCTGGCGCAGGGTGGGCAGCACGTCCGCCGTGACCCAGCGCTTGAAACGCTTGGCTTCGGGCTTGCGGCTGCCGAAAATCAGCGCGTACAGGCCGGATTCGTTGATGTGGTTCGCCTGCTGCACACCGCCTACGCCTGTTACGGCAAGGGCCTCACGTTTCGTTAGGTCCTCGCTGTCCACATGGTCGGCAACTGCCTTATGCGGATTGGTATATCCCAACACCGCGCAAACGTCCCCGGCGTTAAACCAGTGAACGCCCGCTTCGTCAGTCACCACGCGCACGGCGTGGCCTTCAAAGTCAAATGGAATGATTTGGCTGTTCATGATTGCCCCTCCGGCAGCAGGTTCGCCGCCTCAAAGCATGCGGCCACGCCCTGGCGCGCGTCGCCCAGGGTGTCGCTGCCCTGACAGCTGATCCAGCTGCCCAGCGCGGTCAGGCGGGCGATGTCGGAAGCAACGCCCGGGTCGTCGCCCTGCTGGCGCAGGCGGTCGATGGCGCGAAAGACGGCAATCAGCCATTCAAACACCTGCTGGCTGTGGTCGAGTTGAATCAGGGCGCTGCTGGCGGTAATGGCAGGGGGGAAATGCACGCACGTGCATGGGGTAGGGTTGGCAGTCATGGTGACGCTCCTGTGTTGGGTTGACACCCGTTCCCCGCTGCTAAACGGGGTGGACGGACGGATACGGGTTAGCAGACCGGAACACAGAACCGGCAGGGGTTGCCCCCTCCCGCATCGCCCGTCCATGAAGGGAGTGAATCCATAGGAACGCGCCATGCTGCGCAACAAAAAACCGCGAAGCCCCAAGGGGAACGGCGCGGTTTGTGTGCGCCTGTGTTGCCGGGCTGCTAAACCCGCGCTGGCGTTGTTTGCGCCAGTGCGGGCACTGTAGCCCGGCCACGTTGAAAATGCAAATGCAGGGTTCATGCCTGACTCCCGTCGCTGGCACGCCGCGCCTGCCGTTGTGCTTCCCAGTGCAGACGACGCATGCGGGCGATTTGGGGGTCGAGCATGTGCAGCGTGCATTGGTGGATAATCAAGCCAGCGGCTGCACCTACTGCGTACCCTACGCTGATGCCAGTCCATAAGTCCCCGGAAACCGGTATGAACAGCGTCATCAAAATACTGATAAAAAATATCCGTCCCAACCGCGCCGCCTGGCGATATGCCTTGTTTTCCTCTTTGGCCGGACTGGTGTTTTTCATGGTGTCGTTCATCGCGGTTTACCTCGTGCAGGACAGATGGGATATTTGGCTGGCGCTGCGGTTTGTCGCCGGATTTGCCAGCGCCATCAGCCTGGCCGTGTTCGCTTGGCGCAGGGGCAAGCGCCGTCTGCAAGACCGGCCGGTGAAACAGTTGCTGGCCAAGCTCAGAAAGCGGTAGTTCATCCCTGCCCCCCTTGCTGGCGCAGCCGCCGGGCGCTACGCACGAATTCCGCGCGGATGCTGCGGGCAAGCCGTCCGCATTCGTCGCGCAGTAACGCTGCTCGGGTATTGCGGTCTGTGGTGGCGGCCAGGCGCGGGGCGGTTTGGTCTATCAGACGTTCCAGCCCGGCTTGCAGCGCCGCGCCCAGGCTGAATGCTTCGCGCTGCACCGCCGCCAGCCGGTGGCGCAGGCCTTTGTCCAGCGCCATTTGCAGCTTGATGGTCTGGTTCTCGAAATGCAGCACCCGTTTTTTGTAGCGGCTGCGATCAGCGGTTTCTGGGTCTTGTTCGGTTTCGTCGATGGTCCTGTCGCTTGAATACAGCCCCGTAGCGGCGTTTTCTTGGTCTGGGATATGGGTAGGTATAGGCTGGATGGTTTTGCCGCGCTGTTGGGCGTGTTTTTCGATCAGGTCGGTACGCCCGCCTGCGGTGGCGTGCCAGCGGTCAAGGCTTGCCGCCACGTCCACCTTGCCGCCCTGCATGACCAGCCGCCCGGCTTGTTCGGCGCGGGTGATGGTGGATTTATTGACGCCAAGGCGGCGGGCAAAGGCGGCTTTGGATTCCAGGGTGGCAGCGGTCATGATGCGGCCCTTTCTGTCGCTTTTTCTTCGGCGCAGTTCGCCTGATGCCATCTCACGCCATATATCACCAGACTTATCACTGATAAATGGCTTGAAACCCGCGATATAACTAGTCTCACGCCTATAACGGGGTCGCGCGTTACGTGAGGCGATTTTTTATGCGCGATGAGGCGCGTTGCGTTTTCTCGCGCGTCACGTGCGCGTAGGCCGGTGAGAGGCGTGAGACTAGTTAGATTGCGGCCTTGCGGGCATTTGCCCGTGAGAAGTCCAGTGAGGTCATTTGGGCTGCGGCGTGAGATCATGGTTTGACCTCCAGCGCGTTGCCGAAGGCGAAAAAGCATTCGGTCAGCCAGCGACCGCGCAGCTTGGCCCCGTCGCCGTCGCCGATGGTCTTGGCCCCGGCGGCCTGCGCTTCGGCCAGCGCCGCCGCGCTGGGGATGACCATTTTGCGGTTTTTGTAGGCACTGCCGTTCAGGTTTTCCAGCGTGGACACGGCGCGGCCCGCCTGCCAGCCGGGCAGCCGCCCCACGTAGCCGATGAATTGCACTTCATCGCGCGGGCGCGCCACGCCGACGATGCCCGCCCACTTTTTGTACGCGGTGTAAAGCTGCCGTCCGGTGCAGGGGCAGAAAGGGAGAGGCCCGTCTTGTTCGTTGAATTCCAGTTGGCCGCTTTGCCATTCGCGGATGAACACGGCCTCGCTGGGCAGCGACAGGTCTATCAGCGCCTGTTTGGATTGCGTCATGGGCGGGCGCTTGTGGGCGTGAAAGTCGCCGGTGTCCACTTCATGCAGCAGGTAGTGGTAGAAGCGCGCCGCACCGTTGTTGTGCTCCAGTTCCCAATAGACGTTGTCGTAAAACGATTCGGGCTGTTTGGGCGGGGTGTAGACCACCATGTGCCGCCGGTCGTCGTTTTCCAGCGGCAGGGGCTGGTTTTCGTTCGACAGGTAGACGATGTTCATGTGGTTGCGCTGGCGGTAGGCGGCCAGATTTTTGGGGTTCACGCGTATCCATTCGCCCGTGACCAGTTCTTTCAACTCGTTTTTGATGTGCCACATTTCCGCGCGCGTGACCACTTCTTCGGCCAGCAGGAACAGCTTGGAATCGGCCCAGTCGCTGTTGAATTTGTCTTCCAGCCCGCGCTGGTTCAGGATGGTGGCGTAGTCGCCGTAGATGTCGCCCAGCGTTTGAAAGACGGTGGATTTTCCGGTGCCTTGCGGGCCGTGCATGATGACGGCGCTGTTCATTTTTGCGCCCGGATGTTGCAGGGGATAGGCCATCCATTTGAGCAGCCATTGGTAGACTTCGTCGGCGTTTTCTTCCTGGCTGCACAGCCAGTACAGCAGTTCCAGCAGCGCGTCGCACGAGCCTTGTTCGCTTGGCTGCATGGGCCAGCCGCGCCAGGTGTTGAGCATGACGCTCGCGTCTGCGCCGGAGGGATCGAACCCGATTTGGTCGATGTAGTACGCGCCGCGCTGCTCCCAGAGCGGGTGGCGTTTGATGTCGTCGCCGCGCACGCCCGCAGGCAAGAGCGCCAGCATCTGCGTTTTGCGCGCGATTTTGTTTGTCCAGAGGTCAAACACGTTGTCCCCGGTGCCGTCGTCGATGGGCACGAAGCGCTCCACCAGTTCGTTTAACGGCATGAGGGCTTCGGCGCGGCGGCGGCTGTTGTTTCCCGGGCCGTCGCCCCCGCCCCCCTGTGAAGGCGGCTGCCCGCCTGCCGCGCCCGCGCCGCCGACGGCCACGCGCTGTTTGGACAGCCGCACGTCTACGCCAGCTTTGGAGAGCGCCGCTTCAATCTGGGCGCGTACCAGATGCAGGCCGCCGTTGGAGACGTTGGCAAGGTCGTTGAAGTCGGTCAGTTTTTTGCCCGCGCGGTCTGCGGGAAATTCCGGTTTGACCACCGAGCCGCGCACGGCAATCGCGGCGTTCTGGGCGCTGGCCACACCGGGGTTGCCCTCGGTCAGATAGTCGTCATCGGCGCAGACCAGAATGTGCGCGTGCCGGTAGGTTTTGTGCAGCGCCTGCGCGACGGCCAGCAGGTTGTTGGCGTCAAAGGCCACCACTACGCACAGGCCGGTGGCCTCAAAAATCGTCGCCCCCGTGGCATAACCCTCGGCCAGCAGAATCACCGCGCCGGGCGACCCCATCATGTGGTAGTGGCCGGTTTTGTTCATGCCCGCCGGCCAATACTGCTTTTCCAGCCTGCGCCCGCGCTGCTTGCCGCGAATGATTTGCAAGCCCCAGACTTTGCCCGTGGCGTCGGTCATCGGAATGGCGAGGGTGCCGTTGCCCGACGGCGAGTAGCGGATGCCGTGGGCCTGTACGCCTTTCCTGTGCAGGTAGTCGGGCAGTGTGCCGTCCGGGTTGCTCGGCAGGTATTTGCCCCAGGCGTGCGCCGCTTCATGCGCCGCGCGGTCTTGTTCCGCCGCGCGAATGGCAGCGGCGCGTTTGACGCTTTCCGCGTGCCGCGCGCGGATGGCTGCCGCCGTCTCCGCATTTAACGCCAGACCGCGCGCAGACAACCGTATCTTCTGTTTGCCGTGGTCATTGCCGCGATAAATGCCAAAGCTGCCGACGATGAAGCGCCCGTACTGGCCGGAACCCTTCGGCATTTCCAGCGAGATTTCGTGCAGCCAGTACCAGCCGCGCTTTTCGCGGTCGCCGTTGACTTCCCGGCAGCGCACCGGGCGCGGCGTGTCTACGTCCAGATGGTCTACGTCCAGACCAGCGGCCTGAATCTGCCGCAGCGCATCGTCGTAGTTGACCCAGGTCATGGCGCACCCCGCCGCGCATGTTGCTGATTCGGATTGCACACGACCCGCACCCGCGTCACGTCGCCTGTTTTTGGAGATGGCCTGTATGTGCAGTGACGGGCAGACTGGTCAACACCAGCGCCCCCGGTGGCACCTGCCTGATGCCGTCCCACCCATCCACTACACTCGTGCATCCAAACATCGCCCGCAGTGCCTCGGTATTGCGGGTTTTGCCCGCGCCCTGCGGCGCACTGATGATTACTGTTGGAGGTTGTAAGCTCATGTCGGACTCCTTTTTGCCCGCGCAAGTGCGCGAAATTTTCCTGCCCTATGTGCTGAAACGGATTGAGGACGGGCGCTATGTGATCCTCAATCGTCACTACAAACCCTTGGGACACCACGCCCGCACCTGGGTGGACTACGCCGACCACGCCGTAAGCCTGCCCGGATTGACGGCGGACACGGCGCGGCAACTCAGTTGGAAAGACGATGACAATCTGGCCGTCATCCACCTGTACAACGACGGTTGCGTGCCGACCGACAGCGCCGCCGATTGGACGGCCTACCAGCAGCGGCTTGCGCGTCTGGCCGCGCTGACCGTGGCGGCGTGACGGCGGCGCGGCGTTGACCCAGGTCATGCCACCGCCCCCGCGCTGATGACCTGCACCATGGTGGCGCTCGCATCCAGCGCCGTCACGCGCGGCACGATGGGTTTGCCCCGGTCGTCAGAAGCAAAGCTGACCAGCCAGCGGGCGGTCTGGCAATCGTCCGGGCGCGTGAGCAGCTTGGTGCCGATGTGGCGCAGGATTTCATGTTGCAGGTGGGAGAGCGCGTAGGTGTAGTCGTCCAACTGGCTGGCGGTGACGCCACCGGCCACGTTGTCATTGGGGCGCGGCTGGTTCAGTTTGACCCGGTCTATCCAGACCAGCGCCGCCTTGAAATGCACACGCGCCAGTTCCGTGTAGTGCGGGATGGCGTATTTTTCGCACAGGCGCTGGTAGACCTCGCGCCGCGCCTGATCCTGCCACTGCCCCCAGCCAATGCACTTGTCGCATACCCGCTGGTTCAACTGGTACTGCTCGTAGCCGGTAATCGTGGCCGCCGCCAGCGCCGCCTGTTCCTGCTCGATGCGGGCGCGTTCCATGAGCGCCGCTTCCATGCGGTTGAAGGCGTCGATGTAGGCCAGCTTGAACGCCATCGCTTTCTTGCCGGTAAAGCCAAACGCCAGCAGGGTGAAACCGTCGCGGGTCAGGTGGTAGGCGGGCGATTTGATGGGCGCGCCGCCGCTGGGGTTTGGGCGGGTTTCGACCGTCTCCGCAAAATTGCGGAGACGGTCATCAGGCAGATCAGCTACCAGTGTGCGGATGCTTTTCAGCACATCGTCATGCCGCTTTTCAAACACGCGGGCAACTTCAACGCTGGTGGTAATGGCCTGGCCGTTTTCGATTTGAACGGTGGGGGAAACGCTGCTGACCAGCGCGGGGATATTGACGTGTGTCGTCATGAGAACGCTCCTGTGTGAGGCTGAAAAAACCTTGCAGGAGCGTTCTTAGGCGCAGCCCGCAAGGCGGCCGGGAGGCTAAGAACTCGTACACAGCCGAGCGGACTTCTTTCCCTTGCGGGTCTTGTATCCGTCGCCCTCCCGGCCATTGCGGTGCAATCTGGCGCGGGCGCAAAAAAGCCGCGTGCTGACGGGTGCGGATACCGCTGTGTAACGGAGTTCTTAGGCTCCATCCCTTTCGGGACGCGCACACTGTAGCACAGATTGTGGTTGGCGGGTGCTACACTCGCGGCAACTGTTACCGGAGCGCCGTCCATGTCCGCCGCCACCTTTGACACACTGAAACTTTTCGATGCCCTGGAAAAGGTGCAGATACCGCGCGAGCAAGCCCGCGCCATTGTGAACGTGGTGCGCGAATCGCGTGATTCATCCGACCTTGCCACCAAGGCCGACCTTGAGATGCTGCGCAAAGACATCGTCATCAAGCTGGGCGGCATGCTGATGCTCGGGTTTGGCTTGGTGCTGGCCGTGCTGCTCAAATAGTCGCCCGCTTCATCCAGCGCCACCGGCAGCGCCCAAGCGTTGCCTATGCAACCACCGCTCACCCTAGCGAAACCGCGCGGGTTTGGCCCCCCGCAACCCGCCCTCATCCGCAGGGGCCCCGCCTTGGCACACATTTTTATGTGTGCCCCATATTCTCCATGCAACCCTTGCAACTTTTGCGCTGCGCCCTTGATTTTCTTTGGGGAGCGGGGCGCGGCGACGTGGACGGGCGCAAAAAGAAAAGCGGCGGCGGTCGGGCTGCTCATCGGCGCTGTCTCCCGTCGCGGCAAAAGCCGCACAGCCCGCCGACCAGTCGGGCAAAATATTCGCCGCATTCGTCGCACTCCCCAGGCTCGCCCGCAGGCATGCTGGCGGCCGCGGCGCGCACACTGGCCAGCGCCGCCTCGCGCTCGGCCTGCTCTTTATCGCTGGCGCGGTCAAACAAGTCAGCCATGGACGGCCTCCCCAGGCTTCATGAAGACTATCCAGTGCGTACCACTGCGCAGACCGGACTTATGGCCGAAAAGCGGCTGCTGGTCTGTCAGCGCCAACACTTGGCTCACCGGCACCTGCACCTCGGCCCACTTGAAAATCAGCACGCCTTCGGGTTTGAGGACACGGAAACACTGCGCAAACCCCGCGCGCAAATCTTCGCGCCAGTCTGGCGACAGTCTGCCGTATCGCGCCGCCAGCCAGCTTCGCTTGCCCGCATTGAGCAAATGCGGTGGATCAAACACCACCAGCCGAAACGAGGCATCCACAAAGGGCAGCGCCCGAAAATCCATCACCGTGTCGGGTTCGATATGCAACGTGCGCGTACCGCTGGCGTTGCCGCGCGACCTGTCTGTGACCGTAACGGATTCGCTGCGCACGTCGCCAAACACGGCACGCGGGTCGGCCTTGTCAAACCAGAATGCGCGGCTGCCGCAGCAGGGGTCGAGAACAGGCTTAAACATCCAACGGCCCAATCGGAATGCGCTTATCATCCGGCGGCGTGGGTGGCTCGCGGTCTTTTGGTCGTTCACACATCAGCCATCCCCTTCATGCTTTGCGCCACCGTCTCGGCCACCGTTTGCAATGCACGCTTGGCGCGTTCGATGGCTGCCAGTTCCTGCCTGTCAATACGCGCATCCAGTAGCGCGTCGTGAATCGTGCGCAGATAATCGCCGTTGGCCACGCCCAGGTTCACCACCTGCTCCAGCACCGCCATGTCGCATTCCGTACCCGCCGGTGCTTTGGTCAACAAAAAACCCTGCGCATGCGCCCAGGCTTGCAACATGCGCACATCCTCGGTCAGCGCCACGATGCGCTGCGCCTCGGCATAGGTCAGGTGATGCGTGCTGTTGTTCGGGTTGACCTTGTTTCTCAGCACCGCCGCCGACATGCCGATGCGCGGCCCCAGGCTTTCGCTGCCGCCGGGATAGTCATGCACCGTGTGATACGCGGCGTCTATCGTGTTCATGGGGATTCCTGATTGAACGTGGTTATGCCGAAGTGGCGGGGATAGACTGCGCGGCAGACGGTGAGGTCTGTCGGTCGGCAATCTGACCGGCAAATTCCGGCCAGATCAGATGCCCGTCGTGCGGGCGCAAATCCAGACGGGTCACAAGCCCGCCAGTGGCGCGTTCGATGGCGACGCAATAGGCAGGGCCGGGGATGCGTCCGGCATAGCCGTGCAGCCATTGCCGTACCTGGACATCACTTTTGGCACCAATGGCGCGGCGCAGCCCTGAAACCGTAAGTGCGCCTTCTTGGCGGAAATATTCGGATAGGTTCATGAAAAGCAATTTATATCATTTGCTTTCTTTCGTCAAGAAGCCACTGCTTTGCTAGCGTTCGCTAACATACGAGGATGGCGATGAACGAACAAAACCTTCAGGTCTGGCGCAGGCAGCGCCTGCACGAAATGGCCTTGCGTGAGGGCGGCAACTCCGCCCTTGGACGCAAATTGGGTCATGGCGGCGGAGCCTTCGTCGGGCAAATGCTCAGGGGTATGCGCCCCATCAGCGAAAAAACGATTTTCGCCATTCACAAATTACCTGGCTACGCCGGCTGGTTCGATGCCTCGAAGGCCGAGAATTCTCCTGCTGTCATCGAATCGACTCACGCTTTTGCCCCAAGCACCAGCGTTCCTCAAGCGCTGGAAACAATCGCCAGTGCCTTGCAACAGGCCGACGACATCACGCTCGGTCCAGTAAAACTGTTATTCAACATGTTGATGGACACCCCCGACCGTGCGCCGGAAATCGTTCCCCGCATCGCGGCGCTGTTGACCGCCGACGCGCCCGTCCTGGGCACCGAAACCCACCACTTCGCAGGCAAGCCCCGCCAACATGACCCAAATCCCGCTGCTTGACGTCACCGTCCTGCACGAAATGGACAGCACCCTCTCGTTTGACGGTGCCGACCTCAAGCGCATTGCCCGGGGCGACGACGGCCATGACTACGCCTGCAAGCGCATGCAGGACGGCCCGGCCATCCCGCTGTGCGAATGGGTCGGCCACCACCTTTGGCGGGCCTGCGGCCTGCTGACCCCGGAATGTGCCGTGCTGCACTACCCGGACGACGCCCCGCCCGCCTTCGGCTCGCGGCTGGAACTGCTGGCCAGTCAGGTCGTCCCCGATGCCGTCAGCTACACCATCGTGCAATTCTTTCGCGAGCACCTGCCTGCCCTGTCGCGGTGCTACCCGCTGGACGCTTTTTTCGCCAACCCAGACCGGCACGGGCGCAACTTTTTGGCGCGCCCCAGCCTGACCGGGCACGACGACCTGCTGGCGATAGACTGGTCGCGCGCCTGGATTGCCAACGGGCAGCCCTTTGGCAGCGAGGACGTCATGCACACCGGCCACTCACGGCAATGGTGGAACTTCTTTCGCGACTCCATGCGGGCACCGGTCAACTGTAGCGCGCTGGACACACTGCTGGCGCTTGATGGCGACTGGCTCGCCGCCATTCTGCACGCCGCGCCCGCCGCCTGGCGCAGCCCATTTGATACGGACAGCATCATCGAATTCTGGCATGATAAACGCCATGCACGTGCCGACTTTGCACGGCAATGGACGACACAGCCATGAACATTGCTACAACCCACCTGGTGGAATACATACCGTACCCCCAGCGCAACGAACGCTGCGCGGTGGCCCTTTTGGCGCACCGGCCAGACCAGGGCTACAGCATGCACATCGGCGAGCCGCTGAAAAAAGCCCGCGCCATCCACCCCGCCTGCAACCTGACAGCCTTGCGCGACGGCCTGCACGCCATTGCCGCCGAACTGCAACACACCCCCCAGGCGCTGGCCCTGTACGCCGCCGGAACCACCGGCATTGCCATCTCGCCGCGCGCAGGCCGCATCACCTACCGCAACAACGCCGAATTTCTCGACGGCGTACGCTGGGCCTTGGCGGCTGCTGTGAACCCCATCAAACCGGTACGCCCGCGCGAACGCGCCGCCGTCTCGCGCCTGTTCATTGAAATCAAAAACACCTTCGAGACCTGCGGCTGGATGGCTCCGGCAGGCCAACCCTTGAGCGCGGGCAACATCGTGCCGCGCTTTGTCCTGTCTGCCGACGAAGGGCTGGCGGTGGACTTTGCGCAACAGGGCAAAGCCTTTCTGGCGGTGCAAACCCTGGACTACCGCCACAACGCCAGCGCCAAACGCCTCGAGGCCAGCGCCAAACTGCTGACCCTGGGCGTGGCCGAACAAATCATCGCCACCCCCCAACAGAAACGGCGGCTGGCCGTCTTTGCCGGTACGCACGCGCCAGAGGCCGCCACCGGCATCCGGCTGGCCGAGCGCGTCAGCGACGACGTCTTCGTGGAAGAAAGCGCCGACGACATGCGCCGCTTCATGGACACCATCGCCCACAGCATGGGCCAGCCCACCATGCCGGTGCTGCGGATGCACTGACCTATTCTTTTCCAGCAGACACGCCCGCCTTGTGCGGGCTTTTTTGTGTCTGCGTGCAAATTAGAGCATGCGCTACTTGACAATGCGGATAGCTATTGATAGCTTTTGCTTTGTTTGATCAAAGCAAACAGGAGCCATCCTCATGCAAACGCAACCAAGCCCAGCCCAGCCAGCGACCGCCACGCGGCCTGCCCGCCCCATTGCCTGCCGCGTCAACGTCACCATCGCGGACGGCAGCAGGCACTGCTACGACGCGCTGGCGCCCAGCACCAGCACAGCCGCCATGAACGCACTGACCATGTTCGGCATCTGCAAAGTCAGCGTCCAGGCCATCCAGCCATGAAAACCCTGCGCAGAGCCATCCGGCGCATGGCCAAGCGCCTGTCCGACTACCGCCACCATCGCCAGCGCGGTCACAGTATCCGCCGGGCGTGGGTGCTGGCCAGTGTCACATTGTGAAAGGAAGCACCAACATGAATTCGTCCGGCGGCATGCGCTACTTGAGCCTGTTCTCCGGCATCGAAGCGGCCAGTGTGGCCTGGCATCCGCTGGGCTGGCAGCCGGTCGCCTTCGCAGAGATTGAACCGTTCCCCTGCGCCGTGCTGGCGCATCACTACCCGGACGTACCCCACTACCCGGACGTACCCAATCTGGGCGATGTGACCGAAATCACCGATGAACAAATCGCCGCGCTTGGGTCTATCGACGTGGTGGTGGGAGGGTCGCCGTGCCAAGACCTCTCTTGCGCCGGAAAGCGCAAAGGGCTGGCGGGCGAGCGTTCCAGTCTCTTTCACGAACAGATCAGGATATTCCATGCAGCTCGACATCTTTGTGGCGCAAGATGGCCGTCCCCGGCGTATTTTCCAGCAACGGCGGGAGAGATTTTGCTGCCGTGGTTGGCGAGATGGCAGGATACGACATCAATGTCCCGAAACAAGGCTGGGGTACGGAAGGCGTGGCGCTGGGCGAGCACGGACTGCTTGAATGGTCTGTGTTGGACGCGCAATGGTTCGGCCTGGCGCAGCGGCGCAAGCGCGTCTTCGCTGTCCTCGATACTGGAAATTGGTCCGATAGACCCCCGATTCTTCTTGAGCGCGACAGCCTGCGCGGGGATACTGCGCCGCGCAGAGCGACGGAGGAAGGTACTGCCAGCACCCTTGCGGGAGGCGCTTGCCCGCACGACAGGGATGGCATCCCCGACGCCAGCATGTGCCTGAATGCAGGGGGCATGGGACGGCAGGACGCAGAATCGGAAACCTTGATACCGGTCATGGCATTCCAGTGTCACGGCGGCAGCGTCGGGGAGATGGGCACGCTGCGGGCCACCGACAACGTACAAAGCGGCGTACCGTTCACGATGGCCATCCACGGCAGCCAAGACCCCGACACACTGATTGAGCACGCCCACACCCTGGGGCGCAGCCAGGGGCAGGAAAACGTCGTCTACACGCTGACCGAGCGCGGCAGAGATGGCGGCGGCCCTACGCTGGAATATCGCAGCGACGGCACCGCCAATACGCTAGTGACCCCCAATGGCGGACGAGGGGGCATAGGCGTAGGAGCCATCGCCCATCAATCGACTGTGCGCCGCTTGACCCCGCGCGAGTGTGAGCGGTTGCAGGGGTTCCCCGACGACTACACGCTGATTCCGTGGCGCACGTATCGCAGAGGCATACGCAAAGGAATCAACATCGCCGCCATGCTCGCAATCGTGCAGGCAAACGTCAAAGCGCTCTTTGCCAAATTCGGCAAAACCCGGCACGAACCAGACGTAAAAGAATGCCCGGACGGCCCGCGCTACCGGGCGCTGGGAAACAGTATGGCTGTCCCTGTCATACGCTGGATCGGACAGAGAATTGACGCGGCCGCGCACGCCAACACGAATGAACCCCCACACATGGAGAAAGCAGCATGACCACAAATACTGCTAACGCACTGCATCCAAAAGTGTATGGCGTCATTGCACAAGCCCTACTGGCAAACGATTGTAGAGGGATGCGCGCAAGTTACCTCGGGCTTCTCAGGCAATCGCGCGGTGCCTTGTTGTGCGGCGACAGGGAGCCTGGTCTGGCCGAAACCCTGCGCCAGTTAGAGGCTGATTTGACCGAATTGGGGCAGCGCTGGTACGCAGGCGATACCGATGTCGTCGATGAGTTTTTGCAGCTTTACTGCATAGAGAAAGACGCGCGGGTAGCGCTCAAAGATGCGCCCGTCGTCGCCCAGACACAACATCCCGATGACGCAGCGGTAGACACTTTCGCCGCAGCCATGAGAGCCAAATTGACCCAGAAACGCGCCGAAGGTTACAGCGGTTGGCAAGACCAGGCAATGTTCAGCCGAGGCCAGCTTTGGCAAATGCTGCGCGAGCATGTTGAAAAGGGCGATCCCGTAGACGTGGCGAATTTCGCCATGTTCCTGCACCAGCGCGGCGAACGAATCGCCAACATGGAGCAAACACAATGAAACTGAACCCGCCTGAAACCGCGCCCAAGGATGGCAGCGTCATTCTTGTCTGGTTTGGCAAATACAAAACTCCATTGCCTGTTACGTGGAGCGATAACGCATACATGTGGGTTGTTGACGTTGGGGCTCGAGGTGCGAAAACCCACCTGTTCCCTGATTCCCTACGCGGCTGGCTCCCCATGCCACAAATCGACGAAGAAGGAAATGTGACATGAACGACACCGCCATCAGTTTAAAGGAGGCCGCGCGCCGTCTGGGCGTAGCCTACGACACCGTTTTTCACCGCCGACACCTGATTGGATTTCGGCTGCCAGGTTGCCGAAAATGGCTGGTTTGGCCATCGCGACTTGCGGAACTCTCGCAACCACGCTACAACGTCGTCCGGCTGGCGCTGCACGATGACACCGGAGTCTCACCATGTCAATCAAACAGCGTAACGGCGTCTGGTACGTCTTCATCAGCGTACCAGGCCAGCCGCGAGTTAGACGCTCTACTGGCACAACGGACAAAAAAGCCGCGCAGGAATACCACGACCGCTTGAAAGCGCAGCTATGGCGCGTAGCGCAGTTGGGCGAAGTGCCCGACTACACGCTGGATCAGGCAGTCCTGGAAATGCTCAAACTGTCCGAAGGCCAGAAGGACTACGCGACCAAATTGCGGCACGTGGCGTACTGGCGGCAAATATTGGGCGGCAAAACGCCTCTGCGATCTTTAACAACGAGTGTCATCATGCAGGCGTTGCCTACACACACCACGCATCGCTACAAAAAACCTGCGCCTGCGTCGGCGGCCACCAAGAACCGGTATCTGGCGACCATCCGGCGCACACTTAGTGTGGCGGTGGCCTTGGAATGGCTGGACAAAACGCCCAAACTTCCCGGGTTCAAAGAGCCTAAAGTGCGCGTGCGCTGGGAGTCTCGGGCACGCATCGCCACGCTGATTACCGCATTACGGCTGCCGTGGATGCGCGACGTCTGCACGGTCGCCGTGGCCACAGGCATGCGTGAAGAGGAGTTGTTATCACTACTGCCTGCCGATGTGGACTTGTCACGTCGGCAGGCGTGGATACGGGCAAACAACGCCAAGTCTGGTCGCGCCCGCGCAGTGCCACTCAATGACGATGCGATGCACATACTAAGCCGACGCATCCCGCAGGCAGTGACCTGGGTGTTTGAACGTCCGCCTCAGAGATCTGCGACGCCTGTCAAAATTTGTCAGACGGATGCGCGGGATTTCAAGCGCGCCTGCGCCACGGTCGGCATCGCGGATTTTCACTTTCACGACCTGCGCCACACCTGGGCAAGCTGGCACGTTCAGTCTGGCACGCCGCTGTTGGTGCTCAAGGAGTTGGGCGGCTGGGAGACATTAGAAATGGTGCAGCGCTACGCCCATCTGGCGCAGTCACACCTTGCCCACCACGCGCAGGCTGTCACATTTCTGGCACACGATGCGGCGGTAGAAAAAGCGTAGTTTAATTTTGTTTGCATAACCGCTTGATATAATTAAATTTTTCTTGGGGTGGCTGATGGGGCTCGAACCCACGACAACCGGAATCACAATCCGGGACTCTACCAACTGAGCTACAGCCACCACCGGTAAAGACCA